TCTTTGCCACAATTAAATTATTTAACTTAGTAGTTTTTTCATAACGATAATTTTTATTATATCTTGTAACATTATGACACTGTAAATAATCTTTTATAATGTAGAAGTTGTTATATTTTTTATGTGTATTCGTTTCAAATACATTATCTCTTACAAATATATAATCTAAGTCTGTGACAGGTACTCCTTCTATATATAATATATCTTCTGTAATATTCCATTCTATATTAGCTGCTTGGTCTATATGTTTGTCAAAGTGTGGATATAAAACTTTAATGTGTGGGTCACTTAATTGACCAAACAAATATGATGACATTTAATCCTTACTTCATTACTATTGCGACTACTAAAGCTACTACACCTAAAGTTCCCACCATAGACATAGCTTCTATTCGCCACATTCTTTTGTCTAGTGCTTCTAGTTTATCGTTGACTGATTGATAACGAATAGCACATTCTTTCTCGTGGGCATCTAACTCTAGTTGTACTTTGAGTTCAGGTCGCAGTTCCATTTTCATTAATCAGCATCCTCTATTGTGTTGCCCTCTATCTTTGCCCACTCAAGGATTGCTGCGTAGTCTGTGTTGGCAGGGTCTAGTGGTACAGACCATTGTCTCTCATTTATAATAACAGTTATACTACAATTTTCTCCATTGTCTGCCATGTATTTTGCTGATTTAATATTCATACTTCCCATAATATCTCCTATAATTCTGCCTTAAAATCAATGGTGCAAGTATCATCATTATTAGCTCCTAGTTCAGCAGGTCGGTTTGCAGTTGCACTTGAACAAGTAAAACTAATAAACATTTCATTAGTACTAGCTCTATTTACTGTAATACCAGAAACACTACGACTAGCACTTCCATCAAAAACTCTAAAAGTTCCATCATGTGCTATAGCAGGTGCTGCCCTCATATTTACTGGATAATTAACCACACCTCTTCCAAGAGTTGCAGATACTGTATATCCCATACACACATTATTAAAAGCACTATCTGTGGAATCCCATCTGTGAAAATACCTTTTACACAAAGCTAGTTCTTCCCCAAATGACCTATGCTCAAATGGTGTGGCTTGTGAGCCAAGTTCTAATTGGACTCCAGTAATATGAAATGTTCCATCATCTACTGCCGCAAAATCTACCATGTCAGAGTGAGCATGGTCTTCTGTTGCAGAATATGCACCCCAACCTGCATGAGGTGTTCCTGTATAGTTTGTTCCTGCTGAAAGAGTCCAAATAATACTCATTCCTATTCCACTATTATTATCAATTACACCAGTAGTATCCCCATCAATCGTAATGGTTTTGTATTCCCAAGTGTTTGCTGTAGATATAGTATAGCTTTGAAGATTAGAACGAGTGTCATCATCTAGTAAAAACAATAAAGAATATTTACCAGTTGTGCTACTACGAACCCAAAATGATAATGTTAATTTCTTTGCTGTAGATGTACCAAATTCTAAATGCTGTAAATTTTGTGCTTCTATAATATGTCGGATATCAAGAAGCTCATCTACTGCTTGTGCATCTTCTTCTGTTGTTACTGCAAGTTTTAAAGCAGTAGTAAATTCGGATGGTGTGTCTGTATCTTGGGTTACAGCAATAACTAAGTCATCCATAGCTGTTTTAGTTATTTTAAATTGGTCTACAGAATACCCAGATGCTGTAACTGTTGCTCCTCTTTGGTCAATTTGCATTGCACCATTGATGACCATATTCCTTCGCCCACCAATCTGTCCATTGGTTGCGACTTCACCTATCTTTGCTAATTCTGCTGCTTTGGTCATATCTTCTCCTTAACTTGGCTTTGTTGGAAACGTAATGTTACTCAACGCATCATCCGATGGTGTAGTATCCGTTATGTCTCTCAAGGCTTGTCTGTATGTTTTCCAAGCATCACTCATTGTTACATCAGAGTTACCCATGTAATCTGTTTCAACTAGTAGAGCATCTCTTTTCTGTCGCAAAACTACCATACGTCTAGCAGGTGCAGCATCTGTCCATGCCTTTTCTTCAGCATCTTTTGCTGTTTCTTCTTCTGCTGTGAATTGTACTCTTGTACCATTTATGTTGTGAAATCTAGCCATTATGCAATCCCATATAATCTAAAATATCCAGAAGTAAAGTTACCACTACTTACTAAAAATTGTATTGCAGTCAAAGCTGCTTGACCACTATTATACCTACCACCTAAAATTGACATGGTAGCATCTGAAGTTATGTCATCTCCAGTATTAAAAACATTAACGTGCTTGTAGTTATCTGTAGAAGCAGGGTCATATATCATAATATAACCACTAGACTGTTCTCCAGTAGCATTTCCACGAGATTGACCTATAGCACTTGTAAGTTGTTGTGCATTATTTCCAGATTGGTCAGTTTGATTGTTACCACCATCATATTTTACTTGTCTTGAAAAATCATAATGTTCATCAGATTTAATTGAACCACCTATACCAAATCTAAGATGTGTAGCAACACTATCTTCACTTACATGAAGATTTGAATAATACAAGATATAAGTTCTGTATGTCGTAGTAAATAAAGAAGCAGAACCTATTTCTACAGTTGTATCATCACTAGCAGTTACAGTCTGTAATAAATCCATTCCTGTACCAACAGGTTTTTGACTAAATGTTACAACACCACCACTTGATATTGCCATAGCATCTGCATCACCTACAGAACCTATCTGTCCTGCATTAGCTATTGTTATGCCACCACTATGTACACTTCTACCTGTGAATGTAGGTACACCTGTAACTGCAAGAGTACCACCCATGCCTATGTTACCTGCAAAGCTACCACCTGCACTCTGACTAACTGAATCGGCTACACCAAATACATCAAAGACAACTAGCTCAATTATATCATCTGCTGAAGCAGCTTGTACTAACACCACAGATGTTCCTGTAGTTGAAGCGTAATCTGATACAGCCACTAGTTTCACACCATTCTGATATACGTCAAGGTACTCTGTATCTACATAGCTAACTGCTATACCATTGTCATCATTGCCTGTAAAGGTCTGTTGACCTGCTGTGGCAGTGTACTTATATTTTCGTCTTATCCCATTTGAAGGAGATGTTCCTATATATGCCATTATGCTAAGTCTCCAAAAGTTGCAGTAGCTATATACGCAAAATCAGTAAGGTTATTATCAGAACCTCTTACTGTTTCAAGAGCTAAAGTTGCTGCACTGTTATTAACACGAGCTACACTAACATCATCGATACCCCCAGCAGCAAGAGTGCCACCAGTGCTTACAGCAGAATAATTTGCATTACTATAATCACTTGTTATTGTAATAGTATATTTACCATTTCCTCCATCATCATTAAAACCATCTGTATTAAAACTATCAAGTATATCAGCAGTTCCAGTGCCTTGAAAACTACACCACATCTTAGCCAACCCTTGTTGTACGGATGTAGTTACTGCACCACCTTCAGATTTTATAACTGCTTGTTCAGAACTATCAACAGTCAAAAAGGTGGCATTACTAGCATCAGAAACTCCAGTATTTAAGCCACCTCTATTTACTTTTGTTAATGCCATCTACTTCTCCCTATGCGTATGGACTGTCACCTAGAACACTTGTATCCCAAGCTGATTTTAATGCACCTATGTTTGCAGCATTTGCAATAGCTGAAGCTGCAGGAGCATCTCTCAATGCTTTCTTCACAACAATACTCGCAGCTTGTGCATCTGTGTCTGCACCTTCTAATGCTTTCATATAAACTACATCTTCAGCTTTAAGTAGAGGTTTTCTTACTTGTCTAATCTTATCCTTGAATATAACCTTTGATGCAGTTAAGTCTTCAGTAATTACTGTTCCAGATAATGACCAAGCACCTCTGAATAGTCTGTTAGATGGTACTGTTGCATCTGAAGCATCAATACTATTCCCATCTTTATCTATAATATTTGTTGTCATTGCTATCTCCTTTAAGCAGCTAGTTCTTCTTGTATGGTTAATTCTTCATTAATTCTCCAAGCATTTCGCCATACTCGTGTGCTAGGAAGTTGTGATTTAGTACAAATAACCATTCGTGGCTTGTTGGCTTTATCCCAATCTTGCCATACGTGCATTGGTATATTTTTCATAATTAAGTATTCTATTGCCTGTTCTTCTGTCATTGCATCTATAGGTTTCATATTGTGAAGAAGTTCAGGTCCTCTTGTATGTTTTACAAAGTCAGATTTAGCTTCGTCTTTAGCTAACTCCCAATAAGATTCTACAGGAGGAAGTATGCCACCTTGCAATGCACAAGCCATCCAATTAGGGGAAGGGTGTGTGACCTTTGCAGGTGCATCGGGTTCTTCAGGGTCTTCCCATACTACACAGTATTCTGTTCTGTGTGGCTCTAAGTTTTCTTTTGCCCAACACAGTCTATTCCAAAGATGTGTGCCTTGAAATTCAGGTGTGGTTATTGTCATGCTAAGTCTCCAAAAACTACTGCATCTTGCTCATTAGCAGACGTTGAAGCATCAGCAGGATTAAAAGTTCTCATTTTAAAAAGTAAGGTAGTTTTACCATAGGTTGTTACAGTTCTATTTCCTACAGAAGCATTATAGCTAGAAGTAGGCACAGAGTAATCATCATTTGCCATTGCTGAAGTATATGCACAAGAGTTATCAGTACCACTTCCTAAGTCTGTAAAGCCATCAATATTAAAATCATCATCTGCTGCTCCATCTTTTGCTGTTCCCACCCAACACTTCGCCAACCCTTGTGCAATATTAGTTGTAACTGCACCACCTTCACTCTTTACAGTTGAGCCTGTGTTTCCTAAAGCTGTAACTCCAGTTAATGTAGATGTTCCTGTTACTGCAATCGTTCCTCCAACTGTAGCATTACCTGTAGAAGAAAGAGTTGTACTAAACGTACCACTTGTTGCAGCTAGTCCTTGTGTGCTTGGATGTCCTACAGTTCCTACTTGACTAGCTAAGTAATACACAAATATATTATTACCTGAATTTGCACTAGGAGCAGCTGTACCTTGAAAGGTTAATGTTGTTCCACTACTAACTACATAAGATACTGATGGTTCTTGTATAACACCATCTACAGATACGATAATGTCTTCATCTTGTGTTACAACTTGTTCTAGTGTAAATACTTTATTAGAACCATTACCTGAAAACTGTGTGACTGCCCTATTAGATACGAACCTACTAGGTGGTGTGCTACCTATATATGCCATATTATGTTATCTCCATAATGCTCAAAGTACCTGAAAGTTTATCGGCAATACTACAGTCTATAACTATTTGGTCAGTAGTTTCTAGTACTATT